TTTTCTTCTTATTTCCTCGCAACTGCTTGCAAAGCTCTTCCCACTCAACCTCTTTGCTCCGCGTCCATCTTTTCGCTGCTCTTCTCTTCCGAATCCCAGTCTTATCCATGTACCGGATAAGAGTTTCTTTCGGGAATTCTATTTTCTGGATGTCATGCAAGACTTTATGGATATGCTCATCCAAGCATCCGAGTTTTACCATCTCTTCGATCTGGAACTTGTAGGGATCCAGAAAGTGTGCTGGTATACTCATTTCCCTCTCACCCTGTTCTTTCTCTTCCGCTTTGTGCTGCCGCGCGTAAACGCATCCATATTTCCGTGTCTCAATCCGGTAGACTGTTTCCTATAGACTCTAAAACCGTATCTTTTTCTGTTCATGTTTACTCCCTTTCTAAACTCCACCATGCTTTCGAGTTCTTCCCATATCCGGTTGTCTGTATCTTTATTTTTAATTCGTTTCTCGCTTTCATGATGTCTGACCGTTTGATTCCCGCTGCATCTGACTCCATGAGCAGCTTCGCTCCGTCATATCGTCCGCCTGCCATTTTATCTTTTAACCATTCCACCGCCTTGTCATAATCGGTCTTAGATACCTCGTTGACCTTGTCCTTAATCTTTTCCAGTTGGATAGTGTTGGTGTTCAGCTTGTTCCAGATTTTCTCAAAATTCTCCTGCATGATTCTGCGATTCTCTAAAATCTCATCTCTGATTACTGTAAGAGCCTGTGCTGCGGTCATCCCTTTCTTTTCCGGTTCTTTTACCAGACTTCCCGGCTCAAGCCCGAGTAGTAGACACATGGTCCTTTCAAAATCTTCTGTCTGTTCCGGGTTCTTCGCCATATTACAGACAAAAGACTTGCTTCTCCCAAGTTCCGCCGAGAATTTCTCTTTCGTCTTGCCCTGCTTTTCTAGTTCCTTGCAGAGCAAAGCGTAATTTATCGTTACTTTCTTCGGTTCCATAATTCCTCCTTAATTTGACTTCAATAACTGCTCTTCCAGAGAGTCCATGTCGTATCCTCTGCGTTCGAAGTTATTTAAGTTTCTGCTTACTGGCGGTTTTGCCGTCCTCTCTGGCGGCTGATAATTTTTGTCGAGATAATCTTCATATCCGGTGTTAAAAAAGGTGCTGCCGTATTGTGGTTTTCTCCATTCATTTTCTTTCAGATCTTCTTTATAGCGTTTTATCGCTCTTTCGAATTGCTCGTAGCCAATATCAAGTAGCCTTTCCTTGCTCTTTTTACTTACCTGCCCTTTTCCTTTTTTCTCCGGATATTTTTTCCATAATCGCTCAAATAACTCTTCTATCTCTTTTTCTTTCTCTTTTCTCTTTACTCTATCTCTATTCTCTTTCTCTATCTCTTTCTCTTTCTCTGTGTTACACAATGTTACTGTATCGTTACAATGTAACGCTTTTCGCTCACGATGCGCTCTAACTCGTTGTGCGGAGTCACTTTCTGACCCTATTGATTCTTGCGTTTCCGTCATTAAATACTCATTATCATCACATAAAATCATAAGTCCTTGCGCAAGCAAAAATTGAATTGTAACGCCTACATTTTCCGGGTCTTCATCTATCTTCAGCGCCATTTCTTCTACAAAATTCTCTTCGATGCCGTCAAAATATAACTTCCCATCATCTTCCAAACTGTAAAGCTGCATTTTCAGATATATGATCGTGTAAGTATCTCCACCGGCTATTTTCCTGAGTTTTTTTATTTTTGGCTGACTAAAAAAGTTGTTTTTCAGTTTTAGCCAGTAATACTTTTTAGCCATAGTCTCTAGAGTCTTTTACTCCTTTCCTCCCGGGATTTCTCCCGGGATATGTATTCAGTGTAGTGTGACGTACCTGAACATGAACGGGTTACAATTTATAACAAGGCTCTCTACCTCATTACCTCTTCAATCCGGACAATGATTGACGGGATTCCACTTGTATACTCAAACTCATGCGTTGTATTCACGACATGAGCCGGATCATCATTAACAATCACATCGCATTTCTGCAATGCGTCCTCAATCACCTTGTCCGCAAAACTAAAAACATTCATTCTATCCCGTTTATTGCCTTTTTTCGGCTCTTTAAACATATAGTGCAGAATGATAGGCTTATCTGTTTTAAAACGCTTTAAACCAAGTCTGACGGCGTTACAGGCTATCATCTGATACTGTTGCTTCATTCGATTTCCTGCTTTCGGGTTCTTCCCGATCTCATGTATGTAATCATTCAGACCCGGGAAACAATGTCCTTTGTAAAATTTCCCTCTGATTTCAAAAATATGATTGTCCATATCGTTCCCTAAATTCCTCTCGTGTATGGTTCTGCTCATAGATTGCCTGCCCTACCATCTTCGACAGTGCCATGCTTACACCATCTCCATGTATCCTTTTGTGGCAATCACTACATACAGGCAGGAGCAGCTTGTCCTCCGTTCCTTTTTGCCTTCTTCCTTTTCCACAGATCAGGTGATGCCCCTCGATGTTGTATGGTTTCCCGCATATCAAGCAAAACTCAACGTATTCCGTAACCACAGTGTCTGACTTTTTCATCTATACCTCTCCTATCAAATTATCTGGCCAGATTGGTGCTTTTAGTATTTTGGTGTGCTTGCACCAGTCGCAAACTTCACAACGGATTGGATCGATTTCTCCATTTTTCAGAGAGAGAATCTTTGACACATTCATCTCCATTCCAGACAAGCAATCATTCATCCATTCCTGCGGGATCTGGATAATCTCGATATCTGGCACTTTCTCCTTGCTGGCTGCTGCAATATAGAACGGCAGTCGCTCCCCTGTATTGATTCTCACGACCTCCTGATAGACAGCAGCCTGTATGTCATAGCCCCAAAATCTCACAAAGTCCATCAGCCCCATGTCTTTCGCATAATGCGCTTCTCTAAGGGATTTCATTACTTTCAAATCAACGATACATTTACCGGGCAAATAGCTATCAAGCTTCACTTTCCATTTCGCTCCAAACAAATCAGCTGTAAAAATTTTCTGCTTCTCTCCACTCATAAACATCATGAATAAAGGGTCTCTTTCGATTCTATTTATGATTTCTTCTGCTTTTCGGTACTCTGCCTTTAACTCTCCTTTTTTTGTAAATATTTCTGGGTTATGAGCCTTAAACAAATCAAGCGTTCCCTCGAAATGAGAATCCACATAAGACCCAACCAGAAGTGCTGTTGTTTTCTCCATTTCCCAGTCACCATTCAACTTTGCAAGTGCCTGCTCCTCGCATCCAACACGCCCAATCGTTCCGCAAA